TAAGCCTCAATATTCTCGCTAAGCTGCCCGCGATGTGCGGAGAAAGTCTCGCCTGATATCTGGACGATCTGCGTTTTTGATTTGAGCAAGTCCCGCAATCGGTCAGGCAGAACCGCAATTGGCACAAGCGGCGAAAGCGCCAGCTATCAATCATGTCCCGCGTCATCGCTTTGGCGATCTGAGGATCAGCATCCTCCAGCACACCCGCCAGATGGCGCTCCATATGCGCGCGGCGCAGCACACCGGGATTGCGCTCCCAGCCCGGATCAATCCCAACGGGGATGCGCTTGACCTCGCCAGTGCGCCGGTTCACCCAATCGCGCAGGATATCTTCGGGGCGCTCGCTCACCCCGCCCCGGCGCTGAGCCTCGCGGCGCGTGATCTGGCGCACCCTGCATTTACAGCCCCAGCCATTGGGCGGATACCAGACCTGCCAGAACGGATCATCAACCGGCAGGATGATGCCTTCCTGCGCGACGTGATGCGGGCGGTGGTTCTCTGAGGGGCCGAGCTCATAAAGAAGATAGGGCAGCGCTTCTTTTGTGCGCTGGATACGGCTCCACTCCCCTGCGGCGCGCGCGCTGCGCAGATTGGCGTCATAGATAATCTGGAGGCGGCGCGGCGAGCCCAGCTTAACCCATTGCTCTTCGCCGCTGGCTGGATTGAACCGGCGCTTGATGCCCCACCAGCAGCGCGCGTTCGAGCTCTGATTTAATGGCCGTTAAAACATGCGCATTGGTGGCTTTGGCCACAGCAAAAGAGACCGCATGCTCTTCGGGCTCGACATCAAGCCATGACCAGCTCGAGCGAATGCCCTTGCCCCGGATATAGCCAAGCACCTCGGGCGGCGGCTCCGAGCTCAATGCAAAGCCCGGCCTGTCGGTGAACTCAGGCATCGCCCTCAACGCCCGCCTTCGTCATTGCAATCATCAACCGCTCGATCATCTGGCGGCTATCCATATCGGGCACCAGCTGAGGCAGGCGGTTCAACGCCTCCTCATAACTCCCGGCATCCTCGATCATGGCCAGCACCGGCTCGATGACCGGACCAAGCTGGGCCTCCCAATCCTCAAGCCCTGCCGCCTCGATCCCATCGAGCGGGTCAGCCTGCTCCCGGTTCAGCGCGAGCTGGTTTGTCGCTGGTGGTTCAGGCTCGGGCCGAGCCGTGCGCATTGCCGCCGCCCCGCCAAATATCTCATCATCCTCATCCGGATCGCTCAGCTTGAGCTTGGCGCGGATCTCGGTGGCCTTGAACATCATGCCGCGCTGGGCGAGCTTATCGACCGAGTTGACCAGCGCAGTGACATCCTCGGGCTCATCGACCGGAAGCTCAACATGCGGGTAATGCTCGCGCTCACCAAAGTTCAGATCAACAAGCGGGCGCACCAGATCATTGCGCAGCGTCGCGCTGACCTGCCGCGCATCCGCGCGCAGAATGTCATGGCGCACATCATCATGGACCTGAGCCTGCGCCATGGAGGAGCCATCATCGCTCGTCATGGTCTGGCCAAGCACCGCCTTTGAGGTCTGCTCATCCACCCAGCGCGCAAAGCTCTCGAACACTGAATGCCCGGCCCCGTCAGCGATCTCCTCAAACTCGATCGACATGGATTGCGGAAGAACCGCAGCCGCATCAGTTCCGATATTGGCAACAGCGCGGTAGAGAACCTCAACATCATGCTCGGTTGCCTCGGGTCCATAGCGCCCCAGACGAAGCGGCAGGCCATAGCATTCGATGAAGGCCACCCAGTCCTTCATTGTATAGGCTTTGCAAAGCCAGCCAAACGAGACGAGCCGCGCCAGACCGCCGCGCAGGCTCAGCCCTGATTTAAGGCGCGGGCGGTGCGTGATGTATTTGAAGGGCGCAAGCGGCAGGCCATCGGCGGGCGCGCTTTCATCAAGGAGCCGAAGCTCCCTGCCGGTCTCGCGATCAAAGCGAAAGAAGCGCGCATCGCAATGCTCGAGCATGCCGATCCGCCATTCGCGCCCCTCCATATCCCAGATATGCTCGGTGACAGAAAAGCCCTTGCCGAGCGCGTCGAGCATGTCCTCGATCAGATCAGGGAAACACTCGATCCCCTCAATCTGCTCGCGCACAAAATCAGCGATGCGCACATCCTCAGCATCTTCGCTCGCGGGCGTGACGACCGGCATGACCGCGCTGACCGCGCGCTTTCGGGTTGAGAGCACGGATTGATAATGGGCATCGCGCTCCTCCATCTCTTCAGCGAGAATGAGATAGCTCTCAAGATCGCCTTCGCTCGCTGAGCGCAGCACCGCTGCAAGCCCTTGAGGCGTGAGCCCTGCAGCAACAGAGGGAGCCCATGCCTGGCGAATGCCGGTGAACCCTGACGTGACAATCTTCTCGCGGAGCATCCGGCGCTGAACCGGCTCTCCATTTGGCCCAAGAAGGCGCGGCGGGTTTATCATCACAGAACCCCTTTCCCGGCCTTAAAGCCGCCAGTAAGTTTGAGAGGCCGCTGATCGGCATCCTTTGCCGGGCGGATCGGGCGGTATGAGTAGGGCTGATATTCGGACGCGGCGGCGGTTGCTGCCAGCGCTCCGGCCCAGAACCGATCAGCGTGACCATTGGGCCCGCTCTCAGCGACAAGGCGCGGCACCCCGGTCGGGCCAACCACCTTCTGGACAGCATGGAGATCCCCGCGCAGCGCAATATCGCCCTGCGGGATACGGGTTTGCCGGTCCTCAAAACGCCCTTTAAAGCGCGTTGCCATGTCGAGCTTTGAGGGCGAGGAGAAGATCACGCCTTCAACGCGGTGCTCGCCATGGCGGCGCTTGGCATCCTCAACAGGCTTCTCGCCCATTCCCGTTTGATCCATGCAGCACCGCGCGACGCGGTAGCGATCAAAGACATCATCAAGGAGCGCATCCTGCTCGGCAAAGCTGATGCGCTGTTTGGCAATGATCTCTCGGGTCCAGCCGACATCGCCAATCATCTCATCGACCCAGATCACAAAGAGATCATTGCGCGAGCCAGGCGAGCGCCTCATCGAGCCAGTCGAGCTCATATTCCTGCGCCCACGCATCCTCATCGCCCAGGCCAGAACGAAGCTCCGCGATATTGCGCGGCAGGCCATCAGCGACCGCCTGATGGATATCGACAATATGACGCGACCATGGTGTCTCATTCTCATCGGCGGTCATGATCTCGTAGAATTTATTGCTCTTGCCATTGGGCGTGGAGGTCACGCGCAGCTTCCAGCCCGCTGAGATTACCGGAAAGAGCGCCTTCCATATCTCGCGGCTGTTTTGGTGGAAGGCAAACTCATCCAAAAAGACATTCGCGGAAAAGCCCCGCGCGGTATCAGGATTGGCAGGGAGCGCAGTAATGCGCGAGCCATGCGCGAACTCGACCTCGAGCGTGCGATAGGCCGTCTGCCCAAAGCGCAGCGTGTCTTCATAAAAGACCGGGTCAGCCAGCCCCTTGGCCGCTGCCTGATAGCCTTTGGTGAAGACCTTGATGCCCGTCTCCATGGCTTCCTTGGCCTGCCGCTCCCCGCGCGAGAGGATCACCCAGCGCGTGCTCTTGCCCCTGAGCTCATGCTCAAAGGCATCATCGGTAATCTCGGCTGAGTTCGTGAAGGTCTTCCCGGTCTGGCGCGAGAACATCCCCGCCTTGAAGCGCGACTGATCAGCGAGCCAGCGCTTTTGATAGGGATGGAAGATAACCGCTGCGCTCATGCAGCGAGCCCCATTGCGCTCCTGATCTCAGCGAGCAGCTGGTCCGGATTGGTTTGCTCATTGGCACCGCCCTTTCCAAGCCCTGCGGCCTTGGCGAGGAGCTCATGACATCCTTGAGCATCTTGCCGAGAAAGTGCAGATCCTTTGGATCAGGGGCCTCGCTTTCCATCGCCGCCTTCATGGTCTTGAAGGCGAGTGCGGTGAGCATCTGAAAGAGCGCGGAGTGGCGCTTGGCCTCATCGGCCATGCCAACCTCGGCCATGAACCCTTCAACCCAATTGCCTGCCTCTTCCTGAAGCTTGACGAATTCGTGGTACTCACTGCCAAAGCGGTGGATGGCGGATTTGGAGAGGCTCAGCTCTGAGCCGGTCAGGGCAAGCTTGGTGTTGAGCGCTTCAGAGAGCGCCTCGTAATCACCAAAGCCGCGCGCGACCAGCTCCTCCCGGAGCCAGTCACGAAGCTCAGCTGGCAAAAGATCGACCTTGCGCGGGAGCGGCATGGCTCAGCTCCTTGGTGTCGGGCGTTTGATCCCCGGAACCCTGGCACGCCCCTGCGCGACATCAACGCCGCGCGCTGTTGCCTGAAGCACGAACTGATCCTCGCTCATCAGAACAAGGCCCTGCTCGCCAAGCCAATGGGCTTCAGTGAGGCATTGATCGCGCGAGGTTGTCACGCCAAGCCCTGTGCAGACATCCGCCAGAATAGAGATATTGGAAACATGGCCGCTGGCCTCCGCGAGATGGCGCAGGATTGCCAGACGGCGGTGCTCGCTCATGATTTGGGACATCATTACTTCTCTCGCCTCAACTCATGCTCGATGAGCATCTCAAGTTGCTTTGATTGCTGGCGCATAAGCTGCTGCACCCCGCCCAGCGTTGCGGTGGTCTCGCGCAGGGCTGCAGTGCTTTCAGCAATCATGGATTCGTGCTTGCGGAAATCTTCGAAGGTCGGACGCAGCCCAAGCCCCGTCTCGACACTTCTGATCCTCTCGTCATGAGCCTTGTGCTCATCCTGAGTGACAAAGCTCTTCTTTGCGGTCCAGACCACCCAGCCGATGAAGCCGGAGAACAGCGTGGCTGCAATCCAGCCCCATGCAAGAATGCCCTCCTTGATCGCCTCGATCAGCATGGATCACTCCCGAAGAGCGTAGCGCCCGGTATGAAGCTGCGGGCGGGGCCGATCATCCAACGCGACCAGAGCGAAGGATGTGGGAGGCCCTTTGCCCTGAGCCATCAGGATCGCGCGGCGGATCGGTACGACCTTCGCCCAGGTGTTCGTTGTCCCTTCAATGACGGAAAAGCCATTCGCGCTGGTCACAGCAACCGGGGCACCTTCATGAAGGCCGCAGCTGCCAGAGACACCGCCAACCACGCCTTCGGGGTGCGAGCCATCATCGCGCTTGGTGAGCTCGACCCAGACATAGGGCCATTCCGGATCATCGAGATACACCCGGCCCGGAAAGAACTCGCCATCGCGATCTGTTGCCGGATAGCCCGCGATCATAACATCCATGCCAGCGGTGAGCTCGGGATAGTCATCGGCATTGAGGCTGAGCGGATCAACGCCAACAAAGGACCAATCGGCCAGCTCATCAGATGCTGTCACCGGCGCTTGTGGCCCGAACGCTGGGGTGCCGTTGACCGTGACATGATGGACCGAGGCATGACCGCCGCCGGGCAGGCGGCAAAGCGAGCCCCATTCGCGCGAGCCCTTGCTCAGATAGAAGACACGATCGGCAACATCACTGACGGTAAGCTGAGCGCTGGGAGTTTCGCTGGGCGCGGCCACGACTTCAGGGCTTGGCGCAGCGGCCTGCTCTGGAGCGGCGAATTCACACGCGCCAAGAAGGCCAAGCGCGAGCGCGCCAATCATCATCCTACGGGGCTTGAACATCAGAGTTTCCTTTGAGCTTGAGGTTTGCGCTGCGCAGCTGGGCGCGCAGCGTTCGGTAATCGGCAATGAGCACCTTCATTGCCGGGCAGGCGCATTGATCGAATTCAGCATCGACCTGCGCCAGAAAGTCAGGGCGGTAGATCGTCAATGGCGGCAGGATGTCCTGCGCCAGAGGGCTCAGCCGCTCCGGGGCCGGTAAGGGGTCCAGCGAGGAAGGTTCCCTCGCGCAGGCTGCGACGAAGATCAGCATCGCCGCCATTGGCATGATCACTCGCAATCGCATCATTTGTCTCCCTGATTTGCCGCGCGGTACGCTCGATCTCATCAATCGTCGCCTGAGTTTGGGTCTGCGTGCGCGCGCGCTCGACCTGCAAAGCCTCCCTCGCTGCCTCGCGCCGCTCAGCCGCAAGCCAGAGCGCTCCGCCGCCCAGCACGAGAATTGCGGCCAGCGCGATCAACGCGCCCCGGCTGCGCAAAAGCATGGGGATGAGGGCGCTCAATGCTCGCCCGCCCGGAACTCGCGCATCCGGTTCGCAACAAGGTACAAGGCGCAGCCGCCCATCCAGAGCGAGGTCAGGAGCTGAACCCGCCAATCCATCGCCTCGAACATGCTGGCCACCGCAGAGATCGCTGCCGCTGAGAAGCCGAGCGCCGATGCCTGTATGGTCTTCGATTTAAGCGGTGACTTTTGAATGCCCCGGTCCTCAACGGCATCCGGGCGCGTGGCCGAGCCAATGCCGAGGATTTCCTCACCCCGGCGCGCCAGCTCAGCGACATCATCCGGACCAAAGCCAAAGCGCGTTACGCCGCTGAACATCGCAGCCTCAGCCGAGCGGCGGATCACCAGCCCCTCAAGCTTGACGCCTTTGGAATAAACCCAGCGCTGGAACTCCATCGCCGCGCCATCCACATCGCCTGCATTGAGCTTGCGCAGCAATGTCGAGCGGCGAAAGTTCGAACCGCCGATATTAAAGATGAACCCGCTCAGCGCATCATACTGGCCCTGATCAAGATCGGCCTTAACATGCGCCTCAATGGCATCGGCCACCCAGGCAATATCCTCGCCCAGCAGCATCTCGCCTTCGCCATCCTCGAGCACATTGCCCGCAACCGCAGCTGCGCCCGTATGCCCATAGCCGATTGTGAGGGTGCCGCGCGCCAATCCGCCATCCTCAAAAGGGACATCCGGCGCAAAATCATCATAGGTAAAGGGCCGATATCCCTCAAAGCGCTTGAGGTGATCGAGACCATCTTCGGAAATCTTGAAAGCTCGCATGGTTTTACATCGCTCCGCTCCGTTGCGCGAGAGAAAGAGTGCGCAATCACTGACCCCTCAGCGGATACAAAATCCGAAGGGCACGGCGTAATGCTGACATGCGTCAGTCGCGAAAGAGCGGGAGCAAACCTTGTTGGTGATGTTCGATCCCATCACCGATCTTCTTGCGGATGCGATAAATCTGGCGATCCGACAGGCCAGTGAGCCGAACCAGCTCATTGATCGAAGCCTCGGGGTTATCCCGAACGAGGGCCTCGCGCAGCACCTGCTCGCGGTCCTTCCAGTTCGGAATGTAAAGATGAAGCCCGCCCCAATTGGAGACGAGCACGCGCGCAACCTCATCGCCAAAGCGCTGCGCAATGGCAGAACCCTTTGCCGTATCGGGCACAACAACACGCTCTCCGCCCGCCTCATCGGCAAGCGCAATGGCCGCTGCGAGCCCAAGCTCTTCAGCGACAATCATCAGCGTTGTTGGAATGCCCTTGAACTCGCTCAACCGGCTGGCCCCTTCTTTGGAAAGAGGATCGGGCGCGGCTCAGGGAGGTTATGCGTTTTTACGGTGATCACGCGCCCCTCATCCATCACGAAGTAAATCCCGCCCAACCGGTATCCGGTTGCGCAATCCGGCGCGCCTTTGAGCTGCGCAGCGATATGGCGGCGCACAGTCTCAACATCGAGCCCGGCGACATGCTCCAGATAGCGCAGCACGGCATGATCTGTGACGCGGGAGGGCTTCATTTCCAGACGCCCTTCACCTGATGGCGGCGCGCCATATCCTTGAGCGCCTCGATCACATCATTGGCGCGGTGGACAGCAAGGAACCTGTAATGGGTCTCGGTCTCACCCCATTTAAGCGCCCATTTATCGCTGTTTACGAAGCCATTAAGCGCGGCGAGCTTGGCCTCCAGACCGCGCGCATCAGCGCAGACGACCTTGGCATCCGAAAGCTTGAGCCAGATCATGACCATCTTGGCGATATGGGGCGGGTCTTTCCTGACCGGTTTGGTGCGCTGGCCAAACTCGCGCCGCAGGGCCGAGGCTACGTGATCGATCTCCTTGATCGTCATATCAGACTGGCTGCGCTTGCCGGTCTCGCGCTCAAAGAAGTCCCGGCGCTGATCCTGATCTCGAACCCCAAGGCCCGCAGCCAGACGGTGAAGATTGGTAGTGCTCATTGTCCGCTCCATTCTTCCTCTGAAAGTCCGTTGAGTTTCTCTGCCTGCTCGATCTGTTCGACCCCGAGCGAGCGCAGGATCAAGGAGGCAGGCGAGCCCGGCGAGAGGGCTCGCAGCTGATTGAATTCGCGCTCCGTGAACCTTGCTGTGACAGCCACGATCACATCATCATCCGGCTCATCATCTGGAACACCGAGCGTGAGGCTCATCCTGCAAGGCTCTGCTCAATGACCTGCGCCGCATCTCGCGTGACATGAAGCGCCGCTGCCAGATCGCCCCGCTCAAAGTGATCGAGCGCCAGTGTCAGCTTTTG